TGCCGCTCTCCAAGGCATTCGGCTTCAAGGACGTGGCCGGCGCGCACGAGATCCACATCTCGCGCTTCATGGCGCGTGCGCAGGCCGAAACCGGGTTGACGGGCGCCGACGCGCTCGCGGCTTTCCTCGAAACCCTCGCGTAAGTAACCCGTAACTCATGACCACATACACCATCGACAAGCGCTTCCACACGCGCGTCGCGCGCAGCCAGCGCGTCGTGGAAGTCGCTGAAGCGTTCGGCCTTGGGCTGGACGACAAGGAATTCGTGATCTTCGACCAGCTGAAGCTGGACGTCGCGCAAGGCGACGTGATCTACATCACCGGCCAGTCCGGCAGCGGCAAGTCGCTGCTCCTGCGCGAGCTGTCCGCGCAGATGGCCGCCGAAGGCCAGAAGGTCGCGAACCTCGATGAGGTGGCGATCGACCCGGATGCGCCGCTCATCGACCAGATCGGCACCAGCACGAACGATGCGATCCGGCTGCTCTCGATTGCCGGCCTGAACGACGCGTATCTCTTCATCCGCAAGCCCGGCGAGCTCTCTGACGGCCAGCGCTACCGCTTCAAGCTCGCAAAGGCGATCGAGAGCCAGGCCGACGTGTGGGTGGCCGACGAGTTCATGGCTGTGCTCGACCGGACCGCGGCCAAGGTGATCGCGTATGCCGTGCAAAAGACCGCGCGCAAGGTCAACGCGACCGTGATCGTTGCGACCACGCACCTCGACCTCGTGGAAGACCTGCAGCCGTCGCTCTACATCGAGAAGCGCTACCGCGAAAAGCTGCGCATCGAAGCATTCACCGAGCTCAACGCGGCGGCCGAAGGGTCGAAGACCCTCACGCGCGATGAAGCCTACGACCTCATGAAAAGGATGGCCTGATGAACCCGAAGTATGAAGCGGCGCTCGAAGCGTCGAAGACCCGCCCGCAAGTCGTGATCTTCACGGCAGCCTGGTGCGGCCCGTGCAAGCTGCTCAAGCCCGCGCTGCAGGCGCTCAAGGCCGACTACGGCTTCGACTATCACGAGCTCGACGCGGCTGAATTCGAGCCGGCGGAGCTGCAGACCCTCGGCGTGCGCAACGTGCCGAACGTGCGCGTGCTCCTGAACACCGTCGTGAAGGCACAGTTCGTCGGCGCGCGCACGAAGGCGCAGGTCGAGGACTGGCTCACGGAGCTGGGCGTCATCTCGCGCGGACTGAGCTTCGAATGAGCGCGCCGGCGACCGCGGTGCCGATCGAGTTCGACACCGACATCGACAACCTCACACTCGGCTGGCGCGATCCGGCGGCCGGCACGCGGCCGCTCTCGCTCATGAAGCACATGTATGTCGAGCGCGGCACGCTGGAAGACTGGCAACTGCTGCACGAGCTCCACTACAAGGCGAGCAACAACGGCATCGGCCCGCGCTACGTGCGTCTGGTGATCGACGACGGCGTGGAGCCGGCGCTCACCATCGGCGTGATGGTGTTCACGGTGCCTAAGCCCCTGGACTCGGGCCGCAATCAGGTGTTCCCGCACCTGCGGCCCAACCAGAACGGGCGCGACAACCGGCTCATCAACGTGCAGCGCATGGCGTGGATCAACAAGAACCTGATCCTGTCCTCGCGCACGGTGCTCGACACCATGTATCGGGGCGGCGGCATCGCCTACCGCTTCAAGAACATCGGCTACCGGCTGATGGGCTTCCGGTATGTCGAGAGCCGCAGCTCGATGAGCCGCTACAACCCGTTCTCGATCAAGGCGGGCATGCGCTTCGTGAAGCCGAAGTCCGCTCCTGCGTTCGAGACGGGCCTCGCGTTTTTCGCGCGGCACTTCAAGAGCCCGGCCTACGACTACGTGGCGATCAAGGCTGAGATCGAGGCGATGCCCGACTACCTGCGCGAGCACACGCTCAAGGAGCTGCGCGCCTTCTACTACCGCAACAGCTCGATGGAAAAGTCGGGCGACAACCGGTTGAACGGCACCTCCCGCGTCGAGACGATGGAGCTCGGCTACCTGCTCAAGCAGACCCAACAGCTCGTGTTCGGCGCGACCGTCTATGCCGCGTGGGCGAACCCTGACTGGGATCCAACGACGCAGGCCATGCGTGCGCTGCCCGCGCGTATCCCGCTTTCCGCATTCGAGAACCAAGCGGTCGATGAACCGCTGCGACTGGACCTTCTGGAGACACACCATGACGCTTAAAACGACTGCCAAGACGCTGTGCGTAGTGGGCACGAAGGGCGCGCTCTCGCCCTGGACGATGGAAACAGTCGACGACGTGGCCGACGTGCGCGGCAAGGCGTATGACTTCGTGATCTGGGCGCGCACCCCCTCGAAAGAGGAATACGAGGCCGTGGCCGCGACGCTGAAGGGCTCGGAGTATGGCGACCACTTCTGGACCTGCCGGCGGCCGCGATGAACCTCACGATCAAGCAGATCGAGATCATGAAGGTGGTGGCCGCGGCCACCGCTGCCGAGCCGGTCGATCTGGATCAGCTGCTCGAACGCCTGCCATACGCGACCACCAAGGAGAGCCTGCAGTTCTCCTTGCGCGCGATCGAGCGGCACGGGCTGATCGACCGCAGCCACGCCGAGCACCGCCGCGGGCGTCTGCGACGGCTCGTCAAGCCTACGGATATGGGGCGCGCGGTGATTGGCGGAACTGGCAGGCCGGCGCCCGGGCCGGGCTCTTCGATCGGAACGAAGTCGGACGAACCGCAGTTTGTGGCGAGCTCCGATCCGCGACTCATGGAAGAAGTAACGCAGGACTTACCGGAGCCGGAGCTTCTGTCTCTCCCGGAGCTGTCTCTTCCCGAGCCGGTGCCTTTCCTCGAAGAAGAGTTTATTGATTAAAAAGTAAGCATTTTTTGTAGTTTTTACCACTTGTCACTTTTTAGGTTTCCCTCTTATATATAACCTTCTTTTTTATACATAGTAAAAAACTACATTCTAAAAACTATGGGAAACCCCAAAAAGTGACAAGTAAGTAAGGAACATGAAAGGATAGAGAGCACGATGAGATCAGGACCGCGGGCGGGAAATGCTGCCCAAAGAAGTAAGTCACGGGTTATTTACTTTCGGCCCGCGGCCCGGTATAGTCTGCCCTTAGAGAAACACCTCCAAGGGGCAGACCGAGCAACGGCTGCCCCATTTTTTTTGCTTGAGAGCCAGTGATGACGGATACGACGACCGAGCCGAAAAAGACCGGTGGCCGCAAGCCCGGCAGCCGCTCGCTTTCAGAAAAGCAAAAGGCCGAGGCGTGCGCGCTCTATGCTGCGGGCGAACTGACGATCGAGCAGCTTGCCACGCGCTATCAGCGCACCCCGCGTGCGATGAGCGCGATGTTCTCGAAGGCGGGCGTGAAGAAGGGCGAGAAGCGCGCCGAAGTGCAAGCCGCTGTCACCCAGCAGGTCAACCAGCAGATCGCGGGCGACGCGGCGGTGATGGCCGGCAAGATTCGCGAGACGAAGGACTCGCACTACGCGGCAGCGAAGGTCATCGCGGGCCTGATCCAGAAGCAGCTCGTCAATGCGCAGTCGCAGGGCAAGCCGTTCGCCACCGTCCAGAACGAGATCAAGACGCTCAAGCTCGCGGCCGAGGCGCTCGCCACGCTGCGCGCGGAGCGCTTTGTGATCCTCGGCATTGCCGACGGTGAGAAAGACGAGAACAACGAGCTGCCGGAGCTGGGCATTCACGAAATGACCGCCGAGCAGATCATCGAGATGCAGTCGCGGCAGGACGACGGCGGCCTGGACCTGAGCCCGGACGAAGACGCGATGCCGGTGCTGCCGTCGCCGGCCGAAGAAGAGGGCGTGGCCGACGCAATCGACATCGAGGACGACGATGCGGGTGCGTGAGCCGGGGCTGCCCGGGGTCACACAGCTGGCCGCCGAGATGCAGACGTTGTTCCTCCATCCGAAGCAGATGGAGGTCTTCCGATCGCCGCACAGATTTAGGGTCGTAACAGCGGGAAGACGCTGGGGCAAAACGCAACTTGCCAAGGTGTCCTTAATAAAATACGCCAAGGTGCCCGCGCGCCTCGTGTGGTATGTGGCGCCGTCCTACCGGATGGCCAAGCAGATCATGTGGCCGGACCTGATCGCCGCGATCCCGCGCAAGTGGGTCAAGAAGATCAACGAGACGACGCTCACGATCACGCTGAAGAACGACACGCGGATCGAGCTGAAGGGCGCCGACAACCCCGACTCGCTGCGCGGCGTGGGTGTGCACTTTCTCGTCATGGACGAGGTGCAGGACATCAACCCCGAAGCGTGGAAGAAGGTGCTGCGCCCGACGCTGGCCTCGACCGGCGGTCACGCGCTCTTCATCGGCACGCCCAAGTCATACAACTTCCTGTATGACCTGCACATGCTCGGCCAGGATCCAAAGAACCAGATTCTCGGCCGCTGGAAGAGCTGGCAGTTCCCGACGATCACCTCGCCCTTCATTCCGAAGTCGGAAATCGAAGCCGCGCGTGCCGACATGGACGAGAAATCGTTCAAGCAAGAATTCGAAGCCTCGTTCGAAACGATGTCGGGCCGCGTGTATCACCCGTTCGATCGCAAGGTCCACACGGGCAACTATCCGTTCAACCCGAGCCTGCCGATCTGGGTGGGGCAGGATTTCAACATCGACCCGATGAGCTCCTGCATCTTGCAGCCGCAGGAGAACGGCGAGGTGTGGGTGATCCACGAGCTCTCGCTCAAGTCCTCGAACACCGAGGAGGTGTGCGACGAGCTCGAACGCCTCTACTGGAAGCTCATCAAGCGCGTGTCGATCTTCCCCGACCCGGCCGGCGGCTACCGGCAGCACGCGCGCGGCGAGTCGGACGTGGACATCTTCAAGCAGAAAGGCTTCAAGAGCGTCGTCTACCGCAAGAAGCACCCGCCTGTGGCCGATCGGATCAACGCGGTGAACCGGATGCTGCGCTCGGCCGACGGGCGCATTCGCCTGAGAGTCGACAAGCGCTGCAAGGAAGTGATCCGGGCGCTGGAGCAGACGATCTACAAAGAGGGCGGGCGCGAGGTCGACAAGGACATGGGCGTCGATCACATGGGCGACGCTCTGGGCTATCCGATCGAGTATATGTTCCCCGTGCGTGAGATCAGCATTGCAGGCGTGTCGCTGTAGTGCTAGGATAAGTAACCCGTTACTCTACGATAGGCCGACCCTGAACCATGTCGCTTAGCCAGAAACAGCTCCAGACGTTCATCAAGCGCCGTCATCCGCTCTATGAGCAGATGCAGGCGCATTGGGACTTCCTCGAGCAGACCTATGAAGGCGGCCGGCAGTGGTTCGTCGACAACCTGCACAAATACCGCAAGGAGGGCGATCAGGAGTATCAGGATCGCCTCAAGCGCGCCTATCGCTTCAACCACACGCGCGAGGTGGTCGATCTCCTGGACAAATACGTCTTCAAGATCGACATCAAGCGCAACGAGGACGCGCCCGACTACATCAAGGAGTTCTGGAAGCGCTCGACGCTCAATGGCAGCCCGATCGCCGACTACATGAAGCGTGTGTCCAACCGCTCATCGACGTTCGGCCGGATCTGGATCGTGGTCGATTCGACGAAGACCGCCGATGTGAAGAGCGTGGCTGACCAGAAGGCGGCC